CCGGTCGGTGTAAGAGCGTGCCGCTGCCTCAAGCGTGAGGTCGCTGCAAGCAAGCCTGCCAAGCCCGCCGCTTTGGAGGTACGCAGCCCCGACCAGCGTCTTACCGGCGCCAATCAGCCGGTGCAGGACGTGCCGCTGAAGGGCATTGGTCGGCACGTTGGCTGCGCTTGGAACCCAACTCCGGAACCATTCCGCACGCCCAATGGCGGGCACAATGTCGTCATCCAAAAAGAACAGCCACTTGGCATCCGTGGCCATGAACCGCTCGACCATCAGGTTTCTTGAACGGTAGATGTTCGAATCTCCCACAATTGTGTCGGTCCGAATCCGGTCTTTACCAAAGTCCAGCATCATCGCTGAAACAGCGTCAGCCGTTGCCGGGCTCACGGTTTTGTGCCAGCATTTGCCAACAAAGATGTCTCTGCCGGCAAACTCGCACCGATAGTTGGGCATTCCGTTTCGGTCGTGAGTCTGAGTGATAGTGTCCGCACTCGAGACCGGCTCTGCCTCCGCAACCGGAGACGCCTGTTCGACTTTCTTTGGCCGGCCACGTCGCCTTGCTGGCGCCTTGTCCTCGATGGCCACGTCAATCATGTGGTCGTCAGATTCTGGCGCCCTGTCAATTTCATCCGGCTCAGGATCCAACGTTGATGTGACAGGCTTTCCTCCCAGTGATCTGGGCGCCGAAACAGGAGTCTGGAACGGGTTTGCAGAGTCCAGCGCAGCAAGTGTCCTGCGCTCCATGGGTGATACTTTTTCGCTCATGGCTACAGGCCGGCCTCGTCGAGACCCATGTCAATTGCTGCCGAGCTGTTCATCTTGAGCCGGTCGCTCAGGCTGCTGGACTTAGACGCCTGACCAGACACGGTCTGCTTTGGCATCCTCGCACTCGACTTGAGTGCAGCCAGTTCCTTTTGCAGTTTACCAAGCTCTCCTTGCAGCTTTGCCTTCTCACTTTGTTCAAACCGGAGCTGGTTTGTCACTACGTGAGACAACGTGGCGGCAGCAGCCACAGCAGCACGCTCAGTCGGCGATTTCGGGTACAGAGCGGACGAAAACTTCTCGTGCAGATCTTGAACGCCGGCGTTGTGCCGCTGCACCCGGTCCACTTGTTCCTGCGTGGCGCCCGGAGGTATTTCCTGAAACCGAGCCCAAGGCACATTCTTTGTAACATCCTCGATATAGGTGTTGATGTGCTGGTGCTCCTGCTCGTACGCCTTTTGGCGTTCCGCCTCCTTCTGCTGAATCCATTGCTCCTGATTCACGGCGGACTGCTCAATGTCTGCCTGACGGGCGGTTTCTGTGTCGTCAATTTGAACCAGCGCATTCTCAAGCCGGCGAGCGTCGGTGAAGCCGTCCTCGGTCTGGTACAGCTTGTCGATAGCGTTTTTCTTCCACCAAGACTTTGATACCTTCCCGGGGCCACCAGCTTCCTGAATTGATTTGATCACCTCATCGCCGGCACGATGCTTGCGCAGGAGGTTGTAGATGCTCTCCGTTGCGTCCTTGATTGGCTTGTCGTACTTGGCCTGAAATTCAGGGTCAGAGCGGAGGTCAAATGTGGACCTGAACTTGCGAAGGTCTTCGTAATCAGCCGGCAGTTGTGGTTGCTGAGTTTGCGCCTCTGCCAGCTTTTGCCTGAGAATCTCAACTTCGGCAGCTTGCTTTTTGTATTCGGTCGCAGTCTTTCGCAGTTTTTCCCAGTTGCTGACCTGCTTCTCTGACATCCCAGCCGGCGTCTGGATGGCAGCAATCTCAGGATCAATTTCCTCTTGAGATGTCCCGGTGTTTGTCCCGGAATTTTGTTCTGTAACACCCTGGGTTTCAGTAGTGTTTGGCTGAACATTTCTTGAATATTGCGCAGAGTTGTCCTGCGTTTTGTCCTGAGAATTGTCTCTGCCGGAATCCTCTGACTCAACGGCATCGAGCAGTGCGTCAATTTGATCTGACGTGCTTTGGCTGATGGGGTCCGCGTTCAGCTTCTCGGCGCCACCGTCTGGGTTGGCTGCCGTGATTTCTGGTACTGTATTTTCTGTATCTAGCATATTATGTTGCGTTTACTCTGCTTACATTGATGTGAATGCGCCGGCAGACGAATCGTCTGCCTGCAATTGTTCGGACAGGATTCCTTCAATGATCCTGAGAATGTATTCGGCGCCCTCCTTGTGCTTTGCCTCTAAGGCGACCTGTTCAATCGTCGTGCCGGTCAGGATTGGCACCTGAGATCGGAGGTGGGAGAGGAGTCGCCCTCCTGTCTGCTGATGATACTGCCTGAATCTGGCACTGTCGGATTGATTCCACATGCGTCTACGTCCTGTTTTTTGGTGGCGGGTTTACGCCAAGGTTTACTCCGCCCATATTATGCTGCTGTTGAGGGCCTCGGAGGAGTTGACACCGCTGCCACTCCTGCATTTTGGGATTGATGTTGTTGCGCGTAAATTTGACCAGCCTGATTCATGGCTGCTGCTGTTGGGCGTGGCACAGTATTTCCAGAATGCGCGCCAGCAGGCTGTATGTCCGGAGGAGGAGGCGTGCCATGGCCTGCCGTGAGATGGCCAACAGCCTGTCGGTATGCTTGTTTGTACTTTGCGAGTTGCTCTCCTGAGATTCCCTTTGTCTCAGCGGCAGAAACGTGTTGGGCAAAATGTTGCATGGCCCGGATGAGTGGCTGCACGCCTTCTGGAGGCAGGCCGCCGGGCGGGATGTTCTCCATGACCGGCATCAGCTTCTGCAACATGGTGTCGAGGTGAACCGCGTCATTGTCACGAGGAGACACCGGAATGTCTTGGCCGGCAACAATTGACTGCAACTCAATAATCTGCTGCCGAGTTGCCTCGATTGCCATTGCCTCCACTTGATCCTTTGGAAGGATCACTTCGTTGGCAGTGGTCTCTCCCAACTTTCGGACCCAATCCAATTTCATCAGTGCGTCCTGATTGATGCTTGGGTTCCCCATGTACCGCTGAATCATCATATCAAGCACTTGGCTGTCTTGAGCTGTCTGGTCAGGGATCAACTCAACGGCAGGACTGTATGCCATCAGCAAAATGTCGCTGGGCGGGATGTTTTTCTCGAGCATCTCAAAACAGCAATTGATTGCGTCCTCGTCGAGGTGCTCGGGCGCCGCAAACGGAACCAAGAATGGAGGCATCTCCATCATTGAGCGGTCAAACGCATCCACCACTTCGCGACGTGCCCAGATGGCCCGGGGCTCTGTTTGCCGCACAACGTCCATGACGCTTTTTAGATCGGCAGCCGCTTTGATGTGTTCTGGATGGCAGATGCCCCGTTGCATGCGTTCGACGCCGTGCGACATCTGGCGAGAGAATCGCATGAGAATTCCTTGGCGCAATTGGTTTTCAATGGCTGCAACCCGGTTCACTTCTGAAGCTGTCTTTTTGCCTTGGGTTTCAACCGGAGACCCCGGGAGGAACGTGCCAACCTGAATCTCGGCCAACTGACTCACAAAACGGTCGAGCCTCAGAAAGTCTTCAACGTCGGCAGGCAGAGACTGAGGAATCACGTCGTACCCTTCGCTCACAAACGCTACCGGATGGTGAACCGTAAGCGGCGCCATGTTTGGCTTGGCTGTTGGTCCTTTTTTTAGCAAGAGCAGTCCCTTGATATAGCTGTTGTCCACCACAAGGTTGCGTGCCTTGTCCACGGCAACATGAGTGTTGTACAGATCGCGTCCGGCGCCCCGGGAGGACATCAGGTTTCCGGACCCAATCTCGACCGCAAAGAGCGCGAGGGTCTCGGACATCTTGTTGTACCGATCAACCTGCGTACAAATTTCGTCTCCGCTTTTGTCGTCAAAAAGGTAGCGGGAGATCTTTCCGTGCGGCTCCTTAACAAGGATTTCGCCCAGCTCCACATACTTTGCATCATTCTCATAGCTTGCGCCGTACGATCCTTCGCGCATCCAATCCTCGTACCGGCGGGCGTCGTCGTCCGCATCCAGCGTGCGACCAGCCGGGATGGCGTTATTGATTGCCCTGACGAGGTTTTTAATGTGCCAACCGGCCAAGATGGAGAGTTCCTCACGTTCAAGGACCGGCAGCAACTCGGCAATCTGATACCGGCGCTTCCGCGCCCAGATTGGAGTTGCGTCTGAGACCATTGGAGTCTCGATTGAGAAAAAGGTGTAGTCCTGTCGCAAGAAATCCGGCTTCCAATCGCGCAGGTCGTCCCAGCACCATGCCGTGAAGCCAAACGTGGTGTTCTCGTGGACGGTCTGTGCCAGCAAGTCGTCCCAGCCATTCCAGCCCCGGATGCACTTGGTAATCGATTCGCGAAAAACTTTGGTTTTGTGCTCTGAGTCGATTGATTCAATCGGGAACTTTGTGAACGTCAGCGTGGCAGCTTGGTCGATGATCTCCCTGAACGGAGGCTGGATCCTCGAAACCATAGTAGACAGGAAGCCAGTAGGACGATTGGAGCGCCAATTTTGGCCCATCGACTCCAGCTTCTTGGGTTGGTAAGGAGGTTCATTGTTTAGCTTTTTCTGAATGAGTTGATTCTTGCGGTTGCGCTCGACGTTCTGCTGCTTTAGGCGCCGGTACGCGGAATGGGCTTGCTCTGCGTTCTTAAACGTTCGGCGAACTTGCAACGTGTCCGGATCAACCGTCTCGTTCTTGCCGGCAGACGGGTCAACAACGTCAAGATTCAGAACACGAGGTTTTTCATGGCTGTCCGAAACCCGGGGCGCCTTGTCGGCAAACTTGTCCGTGATTTTCGGGTCGAGCGGCTTGACGTAGTCGGACATAGCTTTAGAGGTTCACCCAGCAGGCGTCTGGGAGGTTTGTTGCCTTCTGCAAAACGGACCGGTCCATGAACACGGCAGTCCGGTTGTCGTGGCGCATGAGCCGGCAGCCACCAAGGACCGCTGTTGACGCGGTGTCACGAGCCTGCCTGACGCTGGCGCATACCCGCTCTGCTGCCGCCACACAGGATCCGCATCCTCCACGCCAATTGACGTTCTGGGGGCATGCACGGCACGTTTGTGCCCGAACCTCGGCCAACTCGTCAGTGACGAGCGGATGCGGGTCTTGAGATGTCAGAATGTTGCGCCCCCAAGTCTGAATGTCGTTGAGCAAATCAGCAGACGCTGTCTGCACACTGGTGCTGGTAATGGCCACCATGTCTACGCCATGGCAAAAATTTGGCCAGTTCGAGCAGATGTACGAATTGACGTCTCCTTCGACATCACCGGACGACAAGTGATTTTCGGCCCGGTAGTTTTGGACATTCACCAACAAATCTTTGTACGTGATGCCAGAGAGCCTAACGTCTGACTCGTAAAAGTGCCATCCCCCGGGAGGGATCATTCCCATGATCGGCGTCGGCATATCAGATAACAAACTCGTGATGGCATTTCGGACAAATCGTGGTGTCCGAGTCCGGCTTTTTCTCTTCTTCCTCTGGAGCCTCAGGATCCTCGTCAGGCGACCCGCACAATTCATCAAGCTCCTCTTTGGTGAAGCCCAGCTTGGACATATCAAATCCCTCTTCCCTGAGCTCATCAATCTCAGCGGCGAGTATATCGTAGTCCCATGTCGCCATCGTTGGGAGCTGATTATCCGCAATGGTGTACGCCTTCACTTGGGCGTCGGTCATGTTGTGCATGACGATGCATGGAACCTGCTTCATTCCCAATTGCTTGGCTGCCTCCACGCGGCCATGGCCGGCAATAATGCGACCGGAAAAGTGGATCAAAACAGGGTTTGTGAACCCAAATTGAGCGATGCTTTCTTTTAAGCACACAATCTGGACAAGCGAATGCTGTCGAGCGTTCCTGTTGTAAGGGATGAGCTCGTCGATTGGTTTCATCACCACTTCCATTCTTAAATCAGTTTTTGGGCGCATGCGCAGGACAAAGTGGGATTTTTAAGCCGTTGCTCATTTTGTAGGTCTTACTCGTCAGAAGATTGCATTTAACAAATTCTCCCGGGAACTTCTGCACGTGACCGCACTCTCTGAGTTTGGCTTTAACGTATCCCTTGGGTTCTTTCATAAATTGATTGACCAATCAGTAGCATTGATCTTAATTCACGCAAGAAAACCTCGCAAGCCATGTTTGCGATTCACTTTTAATCGCGGGATGGAGCAGTCTGGCAGCTCGTCTGGCTCATAACCAGAAGGTCGATGGTTCAAATCCATCTCCCGCAACCAATTTGCCGACATAAGTATCGGCGAGGGGCAAACGCTGCTCTCATTTGCGTGACGCTGGAAAAGACCAACGCGACACCTGCGGGTCCGCATTGAGCTGGTCCAGTAGTGGTGTGACAGCAGGAGAGACTGCAACAGAGCCCGCCAAGGCTAGACGCGAAAGCGCCCCTCAAACCGGCGGGTTAAACTGCGGGGACGCCCGCTCGGGAACGCCGCCAAGAGTCAATGGGCGTGACAGCCGGGAGAGACCGGCACCAACTTCTGTGACGTCCGTATGGTGCGCAGGGAGATCCTGCGACGGGGATGGGGTTCCCTTCACGAAACAAAGGCAGTCCCAGAAAACGAAAGTGCCCGGACATCCCACACGGGAGCCGGGCGTTTCCGATCACCAGCCACACGGTGAAGCTCCAGCTTATGCCTTGTCGCCGGCTGGCTGCAATTTCTTTCGGATCCTGACTGTGTTTATTGCCTCGCACTTTCGGCAGTCTACAGGCTGATCCCTGTAGGGGATCGAGCGACTGTTTACGCCGGTAATGTCGCCGCACTCGCAGCAGTGCTTTTCATGGGTACGCACAAACTCCTGTTGCTGTGCTTTAACGAGCCGCTTCATGGCGTGCGGCTTCACGCAGGGCCAATCCAGCGGGCCGTACCACAACAGGCATTCTGGCTCGATATCAAGCAGGTAAGCCATGTCGTGCCATGCGTTCTGAAGCGGAACCGTGGCAAAGTCGGTCACGCTGGCCGAAAACCCGTTTTCAGGATGCTTGAGCGTGGCAACCCAGTAGGCGCCGGGCACTGTGGGTCGAGTGTGGGAGTACAGCTCCCATTTCATGTACGAGCTCATCAGAACTTCTTGCCGCCATGCATGCGGCTGCGTGTCCTGTTCATCGCCATCTTGGCCTCAACAGCGTCACCTACGCGCCAGCCTCGGTGCGCAGCGAGGTCCATGATCCTGATGATGACGTCGGCGAGCTCCGCCTCGACCCCTGAGTACTCAGGGATCTTGTCGTCCGGGGGATCTCCGGCCCGGGCGGCCTCAATGGCCTCGGAGAGCTCGGAGTGGATGAGGGCAATGCAGGCGGCGTCGAGTGTGGCTTTGGTGAACTCGAGCAGGCCGGGCGCCTCACTGTAAGCAAGCCGCTCCATCCCGTCCCGGGAGTCCCACCAGCCCTTGAGCCGAGCCGTGGCATGCACCTCCTGTGCGGTCTCCCTAAACGCTTG